GAGGTAAACAAATGTCTTTCGCAGACCTTAAAAAGCAATCTTCTCTGGGTTCTCTTACGCAGAAACTGGTTAAAGAAGTGGAGAAGATGAGTACAACTTCTAGTGGCGCAGATGAGCGTCTCTGGAAACCTGAGATGGACAAAACTGGAAACGGTTTTGCTGTCATTCGTTTTCTTCCTGCACCAGAAGGTGAAGAACTTCCCTGGGCAAAAATGTATTCTCATGCCTTCCAGGGTCCTGGTGGTTGGTACATTGAAAACTCTCTGACCACTCTTGGACAAAAAGATCCTGTCTCAGAATATAACCGCGAACTTTGGAATAGCGGTAGTGACAAGGATAAAGAAACTGTTCGTAAGCAGAAGCGTAAACTGTCTTACTATTCCAACATCTACGTTGTGAAGGATCCTGCTAATCCCCAAAACGAAGGTAAAGTCTTCCTGTTTAAGTATGGCAAGAAGATCTTTGACAAAGTTATGGAAGCAATGCAACCTGAGTTTGAAGATGAAGAACCCATCAATCCTTTTGATTTCTGGCAGGGTGCTAATTTCAAACTGAAACTTGTCAAGAAAGATGGTTACTGGAACTACGACAAGTCTGAGTTTGATCGTGTTGCTCCTCTGTTGAGTGATGATGATGCTCTGGAGGGAGTTTGGAAAAAGCAGTACTCTCTGACTGCTGTAACTGCTCCTGATCAATTTAAGTCTTATGAGGATCTTGAAAAGCGTCTCAAGTATGTTCTTGGACAGAAAGGTTCTGCTCGTGCTGCAGTCGCAGAAGAAACCGAGTATGATGGGTATGTTGACAACAACGTAGAAACCAATGTTGTTAAGGAACTAGAAGAGTCTTATGCTCGTTCTAAGTCTTCTCCTTCTCTTCCTAAAATCACTTCGGAAGATGAAGATGAAGATGATGCTCTGAGTTACTTCCAGCGCCTTGCTGAAGATTGATTAACTAGTTAATCTAATATCATCTCCTTTCTTGAGGGTTTCGGTCACGTATTGACTGGAACCCTCTTTATATTGCATTTCTTCTTCCAGATCATCAAATACAATATTTAAATATCTTGGTTTAAGTAGGAATATATTTCTCTTCTCATTTTCTATTTTTTCTTCATATTCATAATTGGTCACAGGAACAGCAATGTTTGCATTGAATACCTGTCTGTATGTCGCATCGTCAAAGAAATTTATTGGATATGGTGACTGAACTGTAAGACCAGCTGGAACTATCGTGATTCCTGCACTATTCTTTACTTCTGTTGTTTCATAGTGATGAACTCCACTGTAGAGAGTTTCATAGTCTCCGTATTTGTCTACCAAATATCTGTCAAAATCATTTTGAGGTAGTGGCCATTCTGTTTGAATGTTTATGATATTATTTGAAAGAAGAACAATCCAATCTAAGGTTGAATCTTGATAAAATTCATATGCAACATTGTCGGGTCTATCATCTCCTTTGATTTGATACTTTTCAAAAATTGCTAGATTTTGGAAAATGTCATCACGAAGTTTTCCTTTTTTAAATAAATTCTTTACTCTATAATAATCCCCGATTTTTGCATCTGGTAGTCTACTAACGTAATCAAAATCTGGGAGTTGGCGAAAATAACTTCTTGACATTTTAGTATCCTATACCTGCAGAGTCTGGGGTTGATCCATCAAGTTTTCCATAATCATCGTTAAAGATTGGTTCTAGTTCTTGGAACTGTAAGCTGATTGAATATGAAACCATTGCACCATCGTGGAATGTTGCGTATTGACCTTCTGGTGTGTAATCAACATTACATGCAGTTAATGCACATTCCTTAAATCTATTTAAGAACTTGTGTGGATCTTTTCCGTGCAAGTATTTAAGTTGAAATGTATGAGGAGCTTTCAGGAATAGATTTGCATCAGTTCTAATGGGTGACATTCCTTGCTTAAAGAATCTGATAATTTTTAAAATCTGTTGAGATTCTGCTTCACTTCTTGATGCCAACTTAAAAGTAAAATTAAACGTTCTCAAAGATGGACCAAGAAACAAAAGTTCCATGTTTGTGTTTATAACAGCACCTGCAGTTCTGGACAATATGTTTTGCGTTCCAGTTGCCATTTCAACAAATTTACTTGAGAAAGCAACTTTTACATCTTCATTTCCAGAACCTGTTGCTGCTGCTTCTAAATTTTCTCCAGCAGCAGTTGCAGCTGCACCGCCACCTTGAGTTATAAATTTATTTGCTATGTTTGCTGCCATTGATGCTGCAGCATTGAGGTCATCACTTCCCCAGTTTGCACTATTACTATCAGAAATTCCATTGGGAACAGGTAGAGTTACTGTTCCTATAATGTCACCTGCTGGAGGTCTTTCCCCAACGGCATTTAAAGTTTTACTATCACTTGTCAAAGGTCTTGGTCTATATTTGACCATATTGAATTGAATAGTATCTTGGTTCTCGCTTTTTAAATTAAGTGGATATACTAAACTTCTTGAGAATGAGTTTCTTGTACCTGCTTGTTGCGTTGAAAGATTTGACTTTGCTTTATCAGTTTCGTCTTGTGTTTTTTTAGAGTTGTCTCCAACGCTTGTTGATTTATATTCGTTGGATGATTTTATTGAACCAGATTCTTGAGTTGTTGATAGTCCTGGTTTTGATAGAAGAGCGATTGATTGTTGCTTATTTGCCTTATCTGCTGCAACTAATTTATCTTGTCCAAATCTTCTAACAAAGTCATCATAACCATTACCCTTCTCAATTTTTCCCGCAGAAGAAGTTGATGTTAGTAAAGCTCTTTGTGTTAATGGTGTTCCACCTAAACCACTAACAAAATATAACTGTCTTTGTCCTGTAGATACGTTAGTTACATTGGCATAACGAAACCCTCCTATTGTGAACTCTGAAGAATATTCTTCAGGTTTATTCAAATTAACATTATTCCATCCTGGAATTTGTGGTCTCGTTGCCATTAAATACAGGGTTTTTATTTATTTAGACGGAATTTTGCATAAGGTATAGACATCATCTCATCAAGTTCCTCATACTTTACGACGTGAAGTTTACCGGCAACTTCTTCCCATGTATATTGTCTTCCTTGTCTCCAATGAAAATTGATTGCTTTGAATCCCCATTTCTCTAATGAAGTGCAAGCAATCAATGGATGTTGATCGTATTCAATGTCTGGTGTTTTGGGATTATAAACAAAGGTATAAAACTTTCCTGGTTCTGGGTACAATACTTCTTCCTTAAGAGTGTCCATAATAATTAACATCAAGTCTTCTGGGTCTGATGTTCCAGATAGGTCAATTCTTTTTTTAAGTTCTCTCATCCTTGGGGGAACGTTGGTATATTGACCAAAACCTTCTGCCATTATTTAATACCTAGTTCTTGTTCTGTGATAATCTTAAATCCAATCATATTGTCAGCGCAAAATTCTTGTGCTGCTTTCCACTTTGCTTGATTTGTTGCATAAGTGTAGACTTCATGGAGATATGATTTTGTTGTTCTTGATCTTGGTTTTGGAGCAATAGTTTGTTTTTTCGGTTTAATCTCAACGATATATTTTTTGATGTCCCCTGTGTTTTCTCTCACTTTAATAATAAAGTCTGGAAAATAATTTCTAACTTTTTGTTTTACTGGATCATAATACTTAATACGAATTTCTTCGCTTCCCCATGCGATGATGTTTTCATTCAAGTCACACCAACGACAAAATTTTCTTTCCCAACTACTTCGGCATATTATATTTTCGGGGTCTCCAATATATTTTTGTGGGTATGATGGTTTGTACTTACTTTTTATACTTTCTCCCATACATAATATATAAGGTAAAAAATTATTTATAGATGCCTAGCAATCCTCCTACACCTACAGCAAAGAGTGTATCGCAAATAAAGGCAGCTTTATTGCACCCAGCAACAACTTCTCACTTTATTGTGAATGTTCAATTGCCAACTAAACTGACCAAATACTTTGCAGAGAATAGTATTAGTGTCAATTCTATCAACTTGGATAGATTGAATTTGATGTGCTGTGAAGCAACTCTTCCAGGATCAAATCTTGCAACTCTTGAAGTTACAAATGATTTTCATGGTGTAACTGAGAGACATGCTTATAGGAGAGTTTATGATGATCGTATTGATTTAACTTTTTATGTTGATGCTGAACATTATCTTCCAATTAGAATATTTGAGACCTGGATGAAATATATTGCACAAGAATCCAGCGATACTTCTCAACCAGAAAGAGGAAATATTACTTCTAAGAGTTCTAACTATTTCTATAGATTTCAATATCCCGATAGTTATACGACTCAAGGATTGTCTATTACTAAATTTGAAAGAAGTGGTATGGGAGGATCTGGTTCTGGTGGAAGACAGTCTGGTATATTAAGTTATGAATTTATTAGATCATATCCAATAAGTATAACATCTATGCCAATTTCATACGATTCTTCTTCTCTTTTAAAATGCACCGTATCAATGACGTACATTAGATACGTTTTAAACAAGGGTATAGATCCCCCACTTGCAGATAATAATAACATGCAATTAAGTCCATTGGAGCAAGCATCCTGGAATAGTGCTCCGGATTATCTTGTTAATCCTCAGTTTGGAATACAGGGACAAAATAGCGGTCCAGTCTTTAATGATTTTCTTAATGGAGATACTCAGAAAGATGGACGTGCAATTGGAAATCCTGCTTTGGATCAATTTAGGTCAAGAGATCAGGTTGGTAGGGATCAAGGAATCTTTGCATAAAAAAGAGGGTCTTAATGACCCTCAGTTTGGTGTAGGAAGTTCTACTTTTATGTTTTGAAGAATTGTCAAAGTAATGAATCCACCACTGTAAATTAAAAGGGGAGTCATTAATAGACAAACTAAAAGAATTTTCATTGATCTTTTTTGATTCCTTGAGAGAGACCGATTGCACTTACTACACCTGTAAGACCATAGATTCCTCCCCACAAACCCAACCACAGAGAGTTGTTGCGGTGAATTTGAGAAATTTCAGGAGCAACTTTATGGTACTTATATGCAGCATCATACTCTTGGACATACCATACAAAGCAAGCACCAGTTGCAGCAGTTGTAACAGTTAGTGCAGATGCAAGATAGAAGTTGAGAAGTCCTTTCATTTGTTTGTTTGAACTGTAGTTATTATACCAGAGATTTGACTGCTTTGGTGGGCTCAATGGACACTTTTCTTTTTGTCCACCCCCTATAAATAATTGCACTGAATGCTCTATAGGACATCATGCCTTTACCAAAGATTGCTACACCAACGTATGAACTTGAATTGCCTTCAACTGGACAAACAATTCAATACAGACCTTTTCTTGTCAAGGAAGAAAAATTGCTTGTAATTGCTTTAGAGAGCGAAGATACTAAGCAAATTACTACGGCAATTAAATCAGTAATTAAAAGTTGTATCCTTACTAAAGATGTAAAGGTAGAATCACTGCCTACCTTTGATATTGAATATTTGTTTTTAAATATTCGTGGTAAGTCTGTTGGTGAAGAACTTGAAGTAAATATTATTTGCCCAGATGATGGGGAAACTCAAGTACCGGTAAAAATTAATTTGGACGACATTAAAGTTCAAAAAAATGAACAACATACTAATAGAATTAAAGTTGACAATTCTATTATGATGGAAATGAAATATCCTTCACTTGATCAATTTATTAAAAATAATTTTGATTTTAATGATAAGAATGCAATGGATCAGTCCTTTGAACTTATTGCAGCATGTATTGATAAGATTTTTACTGAGGAAGAAGTGTGGACTTCATCTGATGTGACTAAAAAAGAAATGAATGAGTTCTTAGAATCAATGAACTCTTCTCAGTTCAAAGATATTGAAAAATTCTTTGAGACTATGCCAAAACTTTCCCATACAATTAAAGTCAAAAACCCTGTTACGGAAATAGAAAGCGAAGTTGTTCTTGAGGGCTTAGCAAGTTTTTTCGTATAAGCATGGTCCACATGGACCTTGAGAGTTACTTTCGTCTTAATTTTTCTCTTATACAATACCATAAATATTCACTATGGGAGATTGAAAATATGATCCCGTGGGAAAGAGACATATATGTAACAATGTTGCAACAGCATCTTGAAGAAGAAGAACTAAAACAAAAACAACAGATGAGCAATGCCCATTTCTAATCCAAAAGAGGAAATAGATGTTAGAGTACTGAGGCTTATTGGGCTTGATGATGTTTTTGACCTTGATTATGAAACTTATCTGACTCTTCTTAAAGAGGCAATGGTCAAGAGTAGGATGACCAAAAAAACAATTCCTACTGAAGAAGTTATGCTTTTGACTGAAGAATATAAAAGAGTCAAAAGTAAAAAGGATAAAGGTAGATTTGAAGTAAAGAAAAAGAAAATAACAGCGGGTTCTTTTGGTATTGGCAGTGTTAAACAAAAAATTATAGGAGCAAGTCAACTTAAATCTTTGCCAGGAACTGCTTCTTTAGCAGCATCTCCCATATCTAGAACTTTAGAAGACAATATTGCAGCAATCGCCGCTTCTATGGATTCAATAAGTGAAACTTTGAAGCAGCAAAATAAAATATCTGATGATACTGATGCATATAATAGAAGAAAAGCAGAGCAAGAAAAAAGAGGACTTGCTGAAAGTAAATTAGAAAAAAGATTTGAAGGACTAAAAAAAGTAGCAGAGAAAATAATTGCCCCCGTCAAATCTTTACTTGATAGAATAATACAATTTTTTACAACTATTATTCTTGGAAGAATCGTTTATAAACTTGTTGAGTGGTTAGGTGATCCTAAAAATGCAAGTAAAGTTAAATCTATCATTCGTTTTGTAAAAGATTGGTGGCCAGCACTTCTTAGTTCTTATATTTTATTTGGAACATCTTTTGGTAGATTAACTTTAGGTTTGACCAAAATGGTCGGAGGATTTATCTTCCGTATCGGCAAGGTTGCAATACCATCTCTATTAAAACTGATTGCTAGAAATCCTGTTGCATCTCTTGCAGTTGCTGGTGGTGTAGGAGCTTACTATGCTTCGCAACAAAATGAACAAAAAAGAGAAGGCATAAAACCAGGACAAGGAACTCCTGGAGGTGCTCAATTACAGAGTGAGCAAGTTCTTCAACGTGGTTTTGGTGGAATGTTTAATGGTGGTGGTCTTTTCCGTGCTTTTAGTGGTGGTGGATTTGCCAGTGGATTTGTGAGTGGAGAAAAGGGTGTAGATAAAGTCCCTGCTATGTTGAGTGATGGCGAATTTGTCATGTCTCGCGGAGCAGTTGAAAAATATGGAGTTGATACTCTTGAAGCAATGAATGCTGCTGGGGGAGGAACTAATAAACCAAAATTGATGAGTGGCACCATATATGCAGCTGGCGGCGGAATGATAGGCGGTGATAGAAGTTTTGGATATCGTGATGCAAATACTAATCTACCATTCAACAAGGATCCTTTAAGCGCAATCAATAGGTTTATTAGATATAAATTTGGAGCAGATTTGAGTAAGCAATCTACCTGGGGGATTCCTTCTACTTCAGGATCTTCCGCAAAATCTTCATCAGGATCTCTATTATCCGATCCTGTTGGTACAATTGCTAGAATTGCTAATAGTACAGGAATAAAAACACCTTCTGGTAATATTATTTCAAAGATTATGGGTGCTGCTCAACAGAAAATTTCAGGTGCAAAACCCTCTGGGAGCAAATCAACATCCAAAAATATGTTCCAAGAAATTGGAGAAAAGTTGCAAGGTCCTGGAGCAGCAACATATAGAGATGCTGGGTCAATTTATGCTAAACAAATGTTAGGTGGATTTGGTGGTCCTATTAGTGAAATGGATTTGGGTAAAGAATCTCAACAAGAACTTCAGAAAGCAATTCAAAGAGCAAAGAAAAGAACAGGATCTGAAATTTCAAAAGCAGAAGCAAAAATAAAAGAACTTCGTGCTCAAGGAGCTAAAGATGGAAATCCTGCACTTGAAACACAAAAAAGTTTCTTGAAGAAACTCAAAGCGGGTGGTATAAGAGTTCAGTATGCTGATTATGTTGATGAAAAAGGAAAAATGAGTGAGTCTGCTAAGAATGCAAAAAATATTTTGGGTCAATTCTGGGCAAATGAAAGATCTAAAAAAGAAGGTGGTGGTTATAGGATAGAAGATAAGTATGACTTTGATAAGATGAAAGACCCTATGGGGGTTTTGTTTGGTAAAGGAAAAACAGTTCAACAAAGACTTCAAGCATTGCATCAATTAAATCCTATGAAAGGAAAGGGTGATGTTGATATGATCTTAGGTGGAAAAAGAACTGCTGCCGAGTCTATGGGACTTGCTGGAAGTAAAACTTTGCTTGGTGGATTGTTAGGAGTGTCTGGCAAACCAAAGGATAAAAATACTCAAGCACTTGAAGCAAAACGTCCTTGGTGGGATAAGGCAGGTTGGTTTGGTGGTGGGTCAAGAGTATCTCAACAACAAGCACAACTTGCAAAATCAAAACCAAAAGTAAAGGGAGTGAAACCAGCAGTAAAACCTTCTGTAAAAGTTGTCAGAACAAAAGCTAATTTGATAGGTGGTGGAGGACAAGGTGGCGGAAGATCTTCAAAGACTAGGACACCAAACTTTAGTGCTTCTACAAAAGGAATGAGAACAAAGCAACAAACACTTGGAATGATGAGGTAAGATAGATGGCAATCAACACTCAAAAGTTTTTACCATCATCAAAAGGAGGAGCACTTGCAAAGGTCAGTAAAGTGTTTGTTAAGAGTTCTTCTTCAATTTCTTTGTCTGAAAACTCTGTAAAAAACATTGGCATTATTCGTGTTAAAGTAATAGAAGTTGATTCTATTTTAAAAGGTACTTTAGCTGCAGAAAAGAAAAAATTAAATGAAGCGAAGAGGCAAGAGAGTTCTAAGAGAAGAGAAAAAATAGAAGAAAAATTAGAAACAAAACCGAAGGCAGAGAAGGGTAAAGTTTCAATGACAAAATTACCTAAAATGGGATTTTTGGATTGGATTAAAAACTTTATAGGAAATATTATCCTTGGATATTTTGTTGTTAGATTAGTTGATCATCTTCCAAAAATAATTCCTATTGTTAAATTTTTAGGACAAGCAACAGATTTTGTTCTTAATCTTGGCGGAAAACTCTTAGATGGTCTTGTAACTTTTATTGATTGGGGATATAAAGCATATGATGCCACTCGTGGATTTGTAAAAAATCTTTTTGGTAATGATGGAGTAAAACAGTTTGATCAACTTTCGGGATTATTAAATCAGTTTTTAAATCTTGCTATTGTAGCAGGAATGGTTGCTGCTGGATCTGGAGGATTTGGTGGGGGTAGAGGTGCTGGATCTGCTGGCGCAAGACCTAGACCTGGAATTGGAGGAAGACCTAGAGTAACAACAAGTGGTGGTGGTCGTGCCGGTGGCATTGATATTAGAAATCCATTCAGACAAAGACCTCAAGTAACTATGGGTCGTGGTGGAAATAAAGCACTTCTTTCTTCAGTAAGACCATTTTTAAAAAGAATACCTCTTCCTATTGTTGGAGCATTAATTGATTTTGGATTATCATGGGCTCTTGGGGAAAATCCTGGTAGAGCAGCGTTCCGTGCAATTGGTGCTGCAATATTGGGAACCATAGGTGGTGGATTGGCAGGAGTGCTTGGTCTCACTGGAGGACCTCTAGCACTTGCAACTGGTGCTCTTGGTGCTATTGCAGGTGGTACACTGGGTGATATGGCTGGAGGAGCTTTATATGATTTATTTTTTGGTGGTAAAAAACCAACAAAACCTAAGCAATATGCTGAAGGTGGAATAACGAGAGGTGGTAAATCGCGTGGTGGGGTAAGAAGAGTTGCTTCTAAAGGTAAAGGATCTAAGAAATATAAAAGAAAATTATCTGCCAAGAAACCAAGAGAAGATACTGATGTAAAACCAGGATCAGATGTTGGTGGAGAAGAAAAATTATTTGGACTATTTCCAAAACCAAAATTACCGGATTTTATGAATCCATTTAATATGATTTTGAATGCGGGGAAGAATCTTGGAAAGAGTGATTATTTTGGTCCTATTCTCTCCATTACCTCTAAAATTCTTTTAGGACAAAAACCAACTCAAAGAGATTATGAAAATGTTGGACTTGGAATTAATCTTTTAATTTCTAAAGGAATAAATGACGGAAAATTGAAAGGAGGAGTTGCTGCTGCTTTTGCTGAAGGTGGATTTGTTGATCCTAAAGCATTAGATGCTGTTTCTGAGGGAGGAGATATTAGTCAATGGGTTGCTGCTTCGTTTAAAGATGCAACTGAAACTAATGCTCAGAGGACTCTGAGAGAAATTCAAGAAAACCTTAGATTTAAAAAAGAAGGTGGAGGAGCTCCAGGTGCTCCAACTGAAGATCAAATGCCACCAGGAACAGGTTCTTTAGTAGGAAACACGAATGCTGAGAAAGTTTTTAATTACCTGATTGGATATGGATTTACAGAGCAAGCAGCTGCTGGCGTAATTGGTAATCTTATGCAAGAGTCTGGGGTTAATCCTCAGTCTAGACAACTTGGTGGTGGTCCAGGACGTGGAATTATGCAATGGGGCACTGGACCAGGAAGTGGTGGTAGGTGGGATGCACTAGTTGCATGGGCAGCATCTTCTGGAAAAGATCCTTGGAAATTAGATACACAAGTTGAATGGATGATGAAAGAAATGAGATCTTATGGAACTCTTAATAGACTGAAAGGTGTAACCGATGTTAAGAAAGCCGTTCAAATTTTTGAACGAGAAATGGAAAAAGCTGGAGTTCCAAATTATCCCAGAAGATATCAGTTTGCTGCTGATGCATTATCAAGCTTTGGTAAAGGGAGATCTAGAATGGGAGATATGGGTTCACTAGATAGGGGTAGTATTGGTGGTGCCGTTTCGCAATACATCACTGGCGATCCTAATACTCCATTTGGTAAATTTGATAAAGGTGGACATGGACTACCTTCAAACTATCATGATCATATTGCCTTTAGAGATAGAGATACTGCAGTAAGAGCTTATAATTTCTTTAAATCAAAAGGAATACAAGTTACTGAGTTTAAGGGATTTGGACCTGTTGGTGGTCATGCTCCGGGGTCTTATCACTACTCTGGTCTTGCTTTTGATATTCCTGGAGCACAGTGGGGTGGGTCTGGATCTATTGGTGCTAAAGATTATGCAGGTTCTGCGAGAGTAAGGGCAACACTAAAACAATTTTTAGGTGGTGGAGGTTTAGTAAAACTTGCCAAAGGTGGTAGAGTGGGTGGACCTACAAAAGCTCTTATTGGTGAAAGAGGAGAGGAATTTGTTTTTGACGCAGATACTACTCAAGGTTTAGATTCTATTGCTCCAGGACTTGCCGAAAAACTTAATTTAGCGAGAACTAAACCTCAAATTGCAAACATTCTTCAATCATATGCCTCTTATGAATCTGGCGCAGAACAGATGATAATAGTTGAAGATTCTGTTCCAAATAATGTTTCTGGTGGTTATGGACAAGAATCGTCTGGATCTTCATTTTTCTTTGATGAAAGCAGCGAAGGTGATGATCCATTTGATGTCCTATATCAAGGTGGGTAAATATAAGTAAGAGGTAATATAAAATGTCAAATCAAGTAATAACTAAATCTGCTGAACCATCTTTTATTGAAAGGATGGATATTTATTCCAATAAGGATCAAAGTAAAACTGTAAGTTTAGTTGGCGGTACTGTTAGACTAATGTATTATGAAAGTATCTTACAAGATACTTTAAAAGCATCATTTACCTTTGCCGATACGGGAAATGCAATTGATAAAAAGACTGTTCTAGAAGGATTACCAATCGTTGGACAAGAAAAAGTATCTATAAAATTTAAAGACAATAATAATAATGTTTTAAGTTTAACTTTATATGTTAATAAAGTTACTCCACTCACTGAGGACACAACCAAATCAATGGTTCAACTTGATATGGTTTCTAAAGAATTTATTATGAATGAAAAAATTAGACTTAATAAAAGATTTGATGGAAAAATATCGGATCATATTAAAGATATTCTAACCACTAGTCTCAAAACAAAAAAGAAAATTGATATTGAAGAAACTTCAAACACTTATAATTTTATTGGCAATAATAGAAAACCATATTATGCTATGAATTGGTTGTCTAAAAAAGCGGTTCCAAATATTCCAGGTGCTGAAGGAAAAACTGCTGGATATTTTTTCTTTGAAACTTCTGATGGGTTTAAGTTTAAATCTATAGATTCTCTATTGTCTCAGGAGAAAAAAAAGTCTATCATATATAACGAATCTCCAGACTCTAGAGGAACAAATATTCCTGCTGGATATGATACAAAAGCACTTAATTATTCTAAAGATAATCGTGTAGACGTGCAAGAAAAATTAAAGATGGGCGCTTTTTCTACACGTACTATTTTATTTGATCCATTCACTTGTTACTATGAAGTTGTAACACCGAATGCTAAACAGTCTGAAAAAGATTTAAAATTGGCAGGAAAGGAATTGCCAGTTTTAAATCCCGAATTCAATCAAACTGGATCTAATAAAGAATTTTCTAGAACAACTTATTATTTGTTGGATAAAGGAACTCTTCCATCTGGAACTACTGACCAACAAATACAAAAGTCTGAAGAGGAAAACTTTGAATATAAAAATATTTTAAATCAGGCAATCATGAGATACAATCAATTATATTCTGATAAAACTACTATCACAATATCTGGTGATTTTTCTTTACATGCAGGAGATGTGGTTTTCATTGATGCTCCACCACAAAATGCAGAAAAAAAGGATGAAGTAAATAAGCAAAGTGGAGGTCTATATATTATAGCAGATTTATGTCATTACATTTCTCCGAAAGAAACTTTTACCAAATTAAATCTAGTGAGAGATTCTTTTGGAAGAAAAGGAAATCACACATCAGGTAGTATTCCATTATGAACGACAGAAACATTCAACAGCATATTGAAGAAGACAAAAGGATTTTGGACGATCCTCAAACTTCACCTCAAGCACGTAGACATACTGAAGAAGAACTAGCATCTCTGCAAAGATATGTAGAAAGGCATCCAGAAGATGATCATGATCCTTCTTCACTAGAACTTTATTGTGACGATAATCCAGCTGCGGCTGAATGTAAAATTTATGAAGATTGATAATTAAATGGAAGGTGGATCCTTATTTAATCCAGGATTTCTTGGAGCAAGTTTCAATTGGTGGGTAGGACAGATTGCCAGTGATTCTACCTGGCGTGATAATCATTTGGCAGGAAAATTTGAAAGTAAAGATCAAATTCCTGGATGGGGACGTAGATACAAAGTTAGAATTATAGGTCTTCATGACCGAGAAGAAAAAGTAATATCATCAGATCAGTTGCCTTGGGCACAGGTAATGTATCCTGTGACGGGAGGTGGAGGACAAGCAAACGCTGGAGCAACAGCAAATCTTCGCCAAGGTAATTTTGTTTTTGGTTTTTTCCTTGACGGGCAAGATCAACAAGTTCCTGTTATAATGGGAGTCTTGGGTAGTAATGCTCAAACTGCATTAAGTATAAAAATTGGCACGGATCAATCAAACTTTTCCTCAACAAGTGGATATGCAACTCCTGCTGATGGAAATAAAGATCCAAATATTAAAGTCCCTGATGAAGGACTTGTAGTTAATAAACCAAAATCAAAAGAACAATCCCAAGAATGTTCTCCTGCCCCAGCTGGGGTCAGTGTAAATGAATTTGGATTAAGATCAGATCTTCCTTTAAATAAACAGCAATATAAAGATCAACAAAGTGCTGCTGCTGAAGCGGAAGCAAGAGGGTTGACTGGAACAGAAAGGTCCGCCTTTATTCAAAAGGCAGTTTCATCTGGAATTAAAGCTAGGTGCGAGGCAGCAAATTCCCCAACATCTCCAACACAACCTGGAGCTACAAGAGAAAATGTAGATGCCGTTCATGAATTGTCTGCAGCAGATGTAAAGAGAAATGATCATTACTTGAGAAAAACTGTGCTGATGAGTCCATGTAATATGACATCTTCAGCACTCAAAGCAATTCAGATTGCGTTAGAAAATTTAACAAAAGACATTGATAAAGTTGTCAATGCAGCATTAAGTTATATTGATGCCGTATCAAATGTAATTCAAGAAATAAAAAGTTTGATTGCAAATATTGCGTGTGAAATAGCAAAATACATGAAAATAATTTTTGATAAGATTATGGAATATGTGTTGAAACAAATTAATAAAGCTCTGGCAAAAACGATTGAATCTATGCCACCAAATAAAAGAAACAAATTTATTGATATAAAAGAAAGAATAACGGACTTAATTACATGCCTCTATAGTAAGATTACAAATAATCTCTGTGGGCAAATACAGGGATTTTTGGATAGACTACTTAATCTAAATTATACTCCTCTTCCCTTGACTACACCAACAACACCTATATGTTCTGTTGAAGAGTTGGTTGGAAATATAATTCAGACAAACATGGACACAATGAATAAAGGAACTGATGATGCTTTAAAGAGTGTTGATAAGTTCTTATCTGATATGCAAAAAGAACTTTCTAATGTTGCCGGTGTAGTCAGTGGAATTCAGTCATTAGTTGGATCGGTGAGTGGTAGTCTTACTTCAGCATTAAGTTTTGAAAATATTAAGTTGAATATTTTTGGGTGTGATTTAACTCCAAACTGCCCAGCATCTGACTATTATACTTTGCAAAATGGAAGTGGAGGTTCTCAACAGAAGCAGATGCCAAGTTTCTCTAATGTTAATGATAGGGCACAGCAACCAGTTACTCCACCAACTGTTATTGATAAACCTTATGCTACTCCTCCATCTTCACTCAGATCTGGACGTAGGTAGATAAATAAAAAATAAAGATGCAGACAGTAAAGATAAAATATAAGTATGCCTTTTAATTTATTTGGCCCAGCATCTATAGATGATATTAGAGTTGGATATGTTGATCCAGTTCTTGGATACATTAACAACGTTTCAATTTGTGAAGCCAATACTTATGCAAAAAATAATCCAGGAACCATTTTTATATTCGTTAATGGCAATAATGAAATACTCTACTTAACGATCAATGATGTAAACAAACTCACCACAACCGACATCGTATCTACAAAAAAAGATGAGTGTGGTGGCATACAAACAATTACTCAATGTGGACCACCAGAGATTCAAATTTTTGGCGGAGATGGTATAGGTGCTGTTGGCAATCCAGTCATAGGTAGAGACGGATCTTTACTGGCAGTTGATATTGTTAGGAGTGGGCATGGTTATAAATTCCCACCACTCGTTGCTGCAAGAGATGAGTGTCAGTTTGGTTCTGGCGCTGTCTTAACTTCCGTATTGGGTGAAACGGCAGACTCTGTTGAAATTTTTGCAGATGAAGATGACTTTGAGGAATATTTTCCTTGCCCAGATACTGAGGTTGGATATGGGATTAACTACGGACCAAATGGAGAAGAACTTGGGGTTTGGGATCCTAGAGTTTATACTTCAAATACTTTAGATCCTATTCAAGTAGAGATTGATACTTATCAAAAACAACTTGAACAACTACAAAATCCTTTTTGGACAACACGAAAAAATAAACCCATAAGAATAACCAAAGGTAATGGAACAATTGTTGACCAATCTTATGATGTGACCTTTGATAAAGATTGGTCCGAATTTATGAATACTTATGCCATATCTCCAGTTAAACCATCAGAAGTTAGAGGAAGTGATAATGCTGGAGTTACTTTTACTATGGAGTGGGAAGAAAACTTTCCAATCTCTGGGGAATATATTTTTAGAGGTCTCTGTGATAATGTTGCAACTCTTTATGTTGATGGAGACAAACTATTTGATCTTGGAGATTTTAAGGGTCCAGTAAAACCTGTTTCAAAAACAATAACAGAAGGCAATCATACAATTCAAGTTGACTTGTTAAATCAAATACAATATGAAACGCAAACAGTTTATAAAACTGAAACGCAAGCGGCTGGAAGTTTGTTTATTAAAGAAGGTAATCAATACTACATGTTGGCTGGTGGTAATGATATAGTTGAAATTGATTTCACTTTTGATTGGGATGATAATCCCGGTGTTGCTGGATATGCTGCAACCAAAATTACAATTCCTACCGAAAGAGGTGGACCTGTTGTACTAAAGAGACCTTTAAGTGGAAGTAAAGGATCAGTTAAAGCAACAGGAACTTTCAAGACAAATAAAAAATATGGTCCTATTATATTTGAAGGAAGAGCAGCAGGGTCAAAAGCACCTGACATTGTAAACACCGGACCAAGACCTGACCAAAGACAACAAAGAATAAATCTCTTTGATGGTGGGGGAAGTGATGTTAATGCCAAATTAACAGCAGTTAATGCTAGACAATTATCAGCAGCTAGAGTTATACCTGCTGGTAATCAAACTTCTTTGCAAAGTAAAAGTATTTTTAGCACTACAGAATATATCAATAAAGCAAATAGAAAACTTTGGAGAGTAACATCTGCAGGAAATGATTTTCTATCCCAATATGGAGTTTCTCCTTATAGTTTATCTTCTAAGGAAGCTCAGACAGATAGTTTTGCTGGAGTTCATGTAATTAAGTGGGAGTATATTGAATTTCCTGTTGATGGTAATTATAGAATTGAAATTGCTTGCGATGACAATGCAAAAATTTTCATTGGTAATGCAAGTGGGGGAGGTAAAGCAGGTATTGGAAATGGATTGAAGAACGTTAATAATGGTGGAGATGAAGTAATAATAAAAAAACAAGGATTTACTAGATCGGGTCAAAGCACTGGGAAAACTGTTGAGACTAAATTTTTTAAGGCAGGTAAATATAGAATCAGAGCAGAACTTGAACAGAAAGACTTTGCGCCATTATCTAAAGGAAACCCAATGGCATTGGGAATCAATATTGAAGTTTCTACCACAGTTGAAAAAGTAGTTTCTTCCAAGTCTTGGTATGAAAATCCATTTGGTGTTGCAATTACTATTGATGCTCCAGAACCAGTTCCACCTAAAGAACCAGTTCCTGTTCAAGAAGGAAGATGCCCACCAAATCCAATTTGGTCCACTAGATTTCCTAGTTCATGGATTCCTGTAAGATTTACTGGAAGAAGAGAAAGTACCACAACAATAATTCCCCAGAAAGAAACATCAAATTTACAGGAAGTATCTTTCAAGGTTTATGGTGAAGGTAGAATGAAACGAAACTCTAATATGAGATTTGTGTTTACTTCGCAAGATGGTCTTGACAGTTTTGTTATTACAAATGTAGACAAAAATAAAGACAAAAAAATTGAGAAAGTCAAGGTTAGAAAGAATGTAGTTTATAATGTCGTTGCAAGTGTAGATCCAGAAGGTGCAAAAAGACCTGGAAAAATGGAGCAGGGTTTAATTTCAGAGAAAGGAAAAAACAAAGAGGCAAAAGTTAAAAAAGGAGAGGTTACTGGAACAACAATATTTGCAGACTTTGTTCGTTCTAGCAACGACAATGACGATATACAAATAAGTGTATCCAATGGAAATGGAATTTTTAAAAGCGGTAAGAAAAGTAAGGTTGATGGTACTGGTAGAACTACTTTTGAACTGACTTATATTTTAGAGGGTACTACAACTTCAACTCCAGAATCTTCAATTATTGAAACTACATTTGTTCCTGGATGGAGCAATTTTATGAATAGATATGCAGTTTCTCCAGTGAAACCTTTACCAACTCCCGGAAGTGATTCTTCGGGAACTGTGTTTAGAAATGATTGGCAAGTGGATATTCCTTATGATGGATTCTATGGTATTAAAGGTGCTAAAGATGATAATGGTAGATTGTTAATTGATGGCGTGGAAGTGTCTCAGTTAGATGCACCTGATATACAAAATCCATCTTTAGTGAAAAGATTCCTAACAAAGGGTAGACTTACAATAACAGTAGAAGTTTCCAACTCCGTTGTTTCTACAAGCAGTGTTATTACGAAAAAGATTTTCAACACGAAAGATTGGCAATCACCACTAGTAGTAAAGCAAGAACAAGAACAACCCGCAGGAAGTCTTTTTGTTAAAGAAGGTAATCAATACTACATGTTGGCTGGTGGTAATGATATTATTGAAATTGACTTCACTTTTGATTGGTATGACGATAAAAATTTTGGATATGCTGTAACCAAGATTACTATTCCAACTGAAAGTAAAGGTCCTGTGGTTTTTTCTAGACCTTTAAGTGGAACAAAAGGATCATCTAAAGCAACAGGAACATTTAAAGCAAATAAGAAATATGGCCCTATTGTATTTGAGGGAATAGAACCCGGGTCAAGAGATCCTGAAATTCTGGATACTGGACCAAGACCAGATCAAAAACAACAAAGGATTATTTTCTGGGATGCTAATGCAAATGATGACATTAATAATGCGAGTATAACCGCAACTAATGCAAGACAATTATCTCCAAATAGGACATCTGAATCTATTGTTCCTGTGTCTGAGAAAAATGGAGTAACTTATTCCGGACCACCATTATTTAAATATAATGAGGGGCGTTGGACTGGATTTTTTGAAAATGCCGTGTCTCCAAAAACCTTTAAAAGTATTTCTTCCCCTGATCCAAATGTTATTGGATCGTTTAACTTGAAATGGTCTGGGGTTGAATTTCCAGAGAGTGGTGAATATAGAGTTACATTGCAGGCAGATAATACTGCCGTCCTAAAAATTGGAGGAACCGAAGTAGGTCGTTCTTATTATAATCAAGAAAATCTTTGGGTGAGACTTGATGATGCAAACACATTCATAACAAATGTAACTGCTGGAAAATATGATGTTGAAATTGAATTGACAAATTTGCGAGGAGAAGTTGATCCTAAAATAGCATCAGTCTTCACCAATAATCCTTCTGGTGTTGCTCTGCTGATAGAAAAGGATATTACTCTCGTAAAGACTGATGAAACTCCATGGACAAAAAATCCAATGGCAGTTTCTGCAATACTAATTCCTCCTCCATGTGCAAAGAGAGTTGGTGGAAAGGGTATTGTTGAAAGAGTTGATGTTCTTGATCCTGGAAATGGATATTTAGAACCATCTGGACCAGGTTATCCAGCAACTCTTGTTTTGGATCAAGTTATTGTAGAAAATCCGGGAATCAATTACAACTGCGGTGTTGATGAACTTCGTATTACTCCAAACAACGGAGCAGAACTGGAATATAGTTGCGATACTTTTGGTAGAATTAATGCTGTTAAAGTAGTAAATCCAGGTATAGGTTTTGATATTTACCCAATTATAGAGATGGTCACAGAAACTGGAGTTAATGCAACTTTCAGACCTATCTTCAAAGTTGTTAGAGATCCGATTGCACCTCCAGAAAAAATCATTCAAGTAACTGACTTAGTTGGTCTAAAACAAACTAGATACATAGATGGAAGACCTTACTATGGTGCAGTTTATTTTGAAAAGGGAGTGAAGTATGCTGGATATTATGCGACTATTGGAGAACCTATAAGGATTTACGACACTCTACAAGAAAGCATTACTGGAAGAGTCACTACACCTCCAAGTGCTATTCAGAGATCTGGTACTGATATTACCAGCAATGATCCTAGACTTAATATCCCAAGAACTCCGCAGGACACAATACCGAATGAATAAAACGAGATTAAATACTAGTACCTTGAATTATTAATACTAATGCCAACATCCCAAAATACCAACAATACAAAAGTTGGTAATTCTCCTACAACAAATAAACAACCATCAAAAAATAACACTGCCAAACAAAATTATACGGCAATTCGTTATGGCAATGATCACGGTTCTATTAGTTTTGGTCACATTCACAAACAAGGAGATGTAACGGCTGATATTTTACTTCAAGGATCTGATGCTAGACATGAACTTTCTTTGGATAAGGATGGACCAAGAAAGGGGTGGACCACTTCAATATCTCCTGGACATTTTCAACTTGAATGTGGATTTGGTAAAGGAGTTACAGAAGCAGAAGATAGTTTATTTCTAAAAGCAGAGAATGGAAACATTGTCATTAATGCAAAAAACGGAAAAATAAGACTTCAAGGAACTGATATTGAATTAATTGCTGTAGGAGAAGGTGGGAGTAAAGGAAACATCAGATTAAAAGCAAGCGAGACGATTGATATTGATGGTAAAAAAGTTTTAATTAACGCTAAGAGTAAATATAAATTGGCAACATCTGGTAGTGCAGAAATTGTTGCTAATAGCTCAATGAAAATTTATAGTTCTTTAGTTCGTGGAGTTACTGATTCGGTCTCCAAAAAAGATTCTAAAGTTGGTGGAAAAGATTTCCAATCAAAACAATTAAAATAAGGAGAAAAAAATGGCATTTTTAATGGATGATGTAGCAGCTGGTGGTCAACTAATGGTTGGAGCTGGAACTCCTCCAGCGTTAGGAATTGGTCCTGGAAAAATTAATGGATCTGCATATGTAGAAGGTCCTTTGCAGACAGGAAGAGCAGGAAGTTATAGTTCTCCTCAAGCAACTTTAATGGTGGGTCAACTTGGGAATCCAGATGCAAAAGCAAAACCACTTTATTCATTGTGGGTAAAACTCTATTCCAGATTCCAGAGTTTTGTGAGAATTGATACTTTACTGAAAGCAAAATTTATTGAAGCAAAAGTTGTAAGAACACAGGTACTTCAAGCATCGGTTAAGAATTTTGTTATTGATCACCCAACAGAACCTGGGAAGAAACTAGTTCATACTTGTTTAGAAGGTCCAGAAAATGGAGTCTATTTTAGAGGTAGACTTTTAAATAGAACTGAGATAGAATTACCTGAGTATTGGACTGGTCTTGTTGACGAAGAAACTATTACAGTTTCTATTACGCCAATCGGAGCACATCAAGATATTATCGTAAAAAGAATAGGAGATAATAAAGTTTATCTGCAGGCTAAACCTGGTATTCCTATTAATTGTTTTTATCATGTCTTTGGTGAAAGAAAAGATGTACCTAAGTTGGAAACGGAGATCGTTGAATAATGGCATTTAAGTTTGAAAAGTATGGGACATTTGCTGGTCCAGCACCAAGTATTGAGTACAGAGATAATGATGATTTTTCAATAACTCCTTTTGAAGGATTTTTCAACATCAGTGATGTTTCTATGGTTCTTGTGAACACAACATCATCACCTGCAGATTATGTTTATATGCATTTGGCAGGAAGCAGCACTGCTTCTGTAACATTAGAAAGAAGCACAGGACCTATTCCAACTTTCAATGTTCAAGCAAATACAACTAATTTTAGTGGTAATGTTGTGGTGACTGGAACTGTCACTGCATCAAATTTTCTTGGGACATGGTATGGAAACAGTGTTGGTGCAGTAAAAGCATTTGATATTAAACACCCATCAAAGCAGGGGCATCGTCTTCGTTATATTTGTCTTGAAGGTCCAGAAGCAGAAGTATATTTGAGGGGGAAACTTCAAGATTCTACAGTAATTGAACTTCCAGATTATTGGAAAAACTTAGTTGATATGGACACTGTTGGTGTTACTTTAACTCCCTTTGAATCATATCAAGAATTATTTGTGGAAAAAATTGAATGGGGACAAAGGATTATTATTAAAAATAATCTAAGTGGTCCTATCAATTGTTCGTATGTAGTCTATGGACAAAGAAAAGATGTTCCTAGGAATGTCAGCGAATACGTTGGGGAGAGTCCAAAAGATTATCCCGTTAAAATGGAACCCTACCAGGCTTGACACCCACCCATGGACCTGCTATGATAAGTGGGTAATCAAAGGACGACCGAATGCAAGACGAGTACCTCTCACGCTGCGTGGTGGACCCCATCAAGCGTACAGTATACCTGTACTCCAATGAAGGGTCAGAGAAGCAAGTGACTTGTGAGACCGTTGAAGAGTTTATGAATGTGCTAGACTTTGTTCGTGCTACGGTGGATGAAGAGACACTCTCATACGCAAATCCACTTTAGATTCCAAAAAGGTCCCAAAAAATCTCCCGGCAAAAAATCTCCTTATTACTTTTTTTGAAAAACATGGTTTACAAAATCTCATACAAAGATCTTAAAGAAGAGACTGTTAAAACCACTCCAGAAAATGTAAAAGAGGCAAATGAAGCACTCTTTTCTGCAAAGTGGAATCTTCCCAAAGCAGCAAAGCACTGTGGAATGTCACAAAAAGAAATGAAGTTGACATTCTG